AAGCAGCTAAACCAGCTGCAGCACTTGCGCCGAATGTCGCCATACTTACCTGTTGAGCGAGTGAGCTCCATGCAGGGAGTTGGGCTTGTGCTGCTGCCACGCTTGCCGCTGTTTGTTGCGACTGTAACATTTTACCGAGTACGGCTTGCTTTACTTGTGCTGCGATCCATTGAGCTACACTATCACTAATTGTTTTAAGGATAGCCTTCCCCATATTTTGGAAAGCCTGCGTTATGCTCATTGTGCCTTGCAAGAGTCCAGAAATGCCCTCTTGTAATTTGTCAATGCCAGCGCTTGCACTCTCCCATATAGCATTTTGCCCATTCCAATGGCTATCCATTACAGCCTGCTGGTACTCGTTTAAAAGCTCCTTGCGTAATTCGTAGCTTTGCTGAGTTGCTACATATTCAGCGTCAAGCGCTGACTGCAATGCCTCAAAGTCCTGTGTGCGCATAGCCTCGTCAATGTTCCATTTCTCCTCGGCCATTGTACGCTGTAACTCTAGGTATTTATCGCTATAATCACGATGAACTGCGAGCAATTCCTCTGTTTTTTGGCGTTCAAATGTGATACGTCCGTCCTCGACTTCTTCAAACTTAATACCTCGCTCTTTCAAGGTATCAATGAAATGCTGTTGCTGCATTTTGTCCATTTGAACGAAATCATCGGCGTATTTATCCCATTTATCGCCTATAGCGTCGATTGCGTCGGTGTATTCTTTGGTGAATTGCACCATAGGTGAGGCTTGTCCTGTACTATCTTTGACTGCTAGATTTAGCTCAAGATCTTTTCGCATATCACGAATGTTATTCTCGATTTCTCGAAGTTTGGTCATTTCCTCTTGTTTAGCTTTAATGCGTTTCTCAGCATATACAGCGTTCAATAATTCGAGGTCTTTTTGATAGTTAGCATTGGCTGCCTTTGATTTTTCAAGCTCATCAAGTTCTTTCTTATACTCCAATTCGAGCAGCTCTTGCTTGTTCCCAAGCATTTCGAGGTAAGATTGCAAGATTTTCTCGTGAATTTGCTTAGCCTCTTTTTCGAGGTCTTTGCCTTTGCTGCCCTTACCGCCGCCACCTTTGCCTTTTTTACCTTTGCCGCCGCTAGTGTCGTAATCTCCACCGCCGCCACCGCCTACATCGAGGCCAGTATCACCGCCGCCAGATAAGCCGCTAAACACTTGCGAGGCCATATCGCCAGCAGTATTTACAATGTCCTGCGCTGTATCAGCGCTGATAGTGTCAACCTGTGCAATAGCGGTAAACGTGCCGCCAAAGAATTTGGCTACTTTATCGCCTACGCTGTTGAGCTTAGCGATGAGCCAGTTCAAGGCCTCAATGATCTTATTCACGCCCCAAACTGCAGTATGAACGATTGTCGAAAATACTGAGCTTAGTGTGCTACCAAATCCATTACCAGCCGCCGCCGCTGTAGCAAATACTGTAACCAATGTTACAAGTACAGATATTAATAGGCCTACAGGGTTGGCTTTCATTACGAGATTAACAACTCTTTGCGCCGCCGCTGCTGCTAATGCACCGCTACGAACAGCAATATAAGCACCTCTTACGCCAGCTAGTACAGCCGTTAATACCGCTGAGGCTGTTGCCGTTCCTGCCATTGCAGCTCTTAATACCACCATAGCCGCCGCATGTACTTTCGTAGCTGTAGCCGAGGCTACCTCTGCCACTCTATACGCCACAACTTTGACGGTAAGGGCTGCCGTTTGAGCATTACATAAGGCAACTGCTGCCCTGTAAGTGGTAAATGCTACCACTACAGCCAATATGGCTGCCGATACTCTCGGCATAGTAGTAATAAACAATGAGCCAAAGCTCCTAACTGTCTGCGAGATAGTGGATATTGCTATTCTTAGCCCTGCAAAAGCTGCACTAATAAGCCCTATAGAGCCTTGTGCCGCTGCTGCCATTCCTCTGATTGCAACGCCTACGCCCTCACTTAATGCTTGGAATTCGCCACTTTGTGGAATTGTAGAAATCTGTTCTAGTACAGGCTGAAAGGCTTGTATTAATTGGTTTTGAATAGATTGACCTACCTCGGCGAATGTCATAGGAATTTCGGCGAATTTCTCGTTTGTTTCCTCTGCGCTGCCGAGCAGTGCATTCTTAATGATGTCAGCTGTAATGAGGCCTTGCGAACTCATTTCTTTTAATTGGCCAACGGATAACCCCATTTCATTGGCAATAGATTGAGCTAATAACGGCGCATTTTCCATGATAGAGCGGAACTCGTCGCCTTGTAACTTACCTGCAGCCATTGCTTGGGTAAGTTGGTACATCGCAGCACTTGCCTCTTGCACACTAGCTCCAGAGATTTTGAATTGTTTATTCAGTTGCTCTACAAAGGCGATCGCCTCATCATTCGAGCTGAATGCGTCTTTTGCCAGCATATTAAGCTTTGCCACGCTATCAGCCATGTCAATATAGCTGCCTCTCGAGCGATTGGCTGCGCCATATATTTTGTCCATGATCTCGGCGGTAGTTTGTGAGCCGTCATTGATTAAGTTGATACGAGAACGTATGCTCGTTAATTCGTCAGCTGTCTGCGCTGCTGCTACAGCCACATCTTTGACTTTATTCGCCACTAGCCCTATGCCAGTAACAGCGCCAGCGAATTGCAAGCCCTTATTCATTTGAGCAACAATAGACTTTATTTCTGCACGAATGCCAGCAGCCTCTTTGGCTACTTTATTACTCGCCTCTGCCACGCTTTTTGGTAGTTCAGAGCTTATCGTATTGGCTACCTTGTTGACGGCTGCCGTAGCCTCTGAACTGTCAGCACTAATGCGAACATTAATATTACTATCTGCCATTTTCTATATCTCACCCCCTGCCTCTCTAAACTCACGGATAAAGTCCGCCTCTGCTTGCCGTTTTTCGGCCTCTGTAGGCGGATATAGAATATCAATAAATTTCTTAGGTTCGATTGGCTCTGCTAGCTGCGTGTTCATGATATTAGCCACCCAGAAAGCTCGGTTTGTATCCTGTAGCTTTTGTCTACGTTCATAGCCTCTAACTAGCTTTCTGTATTCCATAGGCTGCAAGCGCATAAACTCCCACGGTTTAAGCTCTAACACGCTATATGCTATTTCTTCGGCGTTTCGTACCCATAAAGAAAAAGAGGGGGCGCTTTGCCCCCCCTCTAGTTTTTTGCTTGTTCGGCCTCGTTTTCGATAGCTAACTTATCATCTGGCGTGAGTTCATTTGGGTACATTTGATAGTACATTTTGGAACCCAAAGCACCGCTTGCAATGATCGCTTGCATAAGTGGCGCTTGTAATGATAAGAGGCTCATGTCTTTGGTTTCATCAGCAAGTAGCTCGTCAAACAATTCGTAATATTGTTGAGCGTTGCGTTTATGCTGTTTCATACCAATGGCATAACCTGTGATAATGCTATTGATTGGCCAAATGCTCATTTGTAAGAGCTCCCCAATAGGTTGCCCTACAGCGGCCTCAAACTCCATGAGGCGCTGCATATTGAACATTAGATATTCGTCATTTTTAAAAAAATCACAATTCACTTTTTTCATAATTTAAAACTCCCTATTTTAGCGCTAAGTTAGGAAAATTACAGGTATATAAGGCTACCTATTAACCTACTGGTGCAGGTTGTAGTTCGGATAATGGGCCTACACCATTTAAAGAGCCTTTATAAGTAGCTACGCCGTCATGCGGTGTTTGGATAGAAAGCTCTGTAACGCTGGCAATACCAGTGAAGAATGTTTTATCTGGATATTCAAACTTGATCATGACATTATCGCCATTCAAGAAAGCTTTTTCTAACAAAGTAAGGCTTTCCTCTTTAGGCATAAGCAATGTTTCAAGAGCAAAGCTCCATTCTTTAAGGCCTGCAATAGTGGACTTCCAACCCCCAGAGCCCTTATGAGAGGCGTCGATAGAGTCAGCCTTACGAGATAAGTCGCCAGAGCGTTGACCGCCTAATAGCAACCATTTAGCGCCAGTCTTATCGTTTGTGCCGATGTTCAAATATAATAGGTAGTTTTTGCCTGCGGTTGGCATATCCACCGCCGCTGGTTTGTACAATTCAGCCATTAATAAATACCCCCTTTAGTATTTAGATTATTGTTTAGGTCATACAGCTTAGCCTCAAATCGGTATTGAGTACCGATAAACGGCCTCATACTGTCGTGATCATCAGTTTTATTTGTGCAGCGAATATCAACAATTTGATAGCCGCTGTCTTGTAATACGCAATATTCCTCATTAAGTGCGCCGCACAGTTCACGAAAGGCAATGATGATTTTCTCTATTTGGCTTTCAAGAGCCGCTATTTGCTCATAAGCTACATCGAACTCATGACTATCTGATTTAGTCCATACCTCGATGTAAAACTCTTGCTTGAGCATATTCTGCACTTTATCGTCGCTAGGGGTTGCCTCGCCTCGGCCTAGCATTACCATTCCGAGCGAGTCAACGCCAGCATTTTGAGGATTTAAAAAGCCGAGCTTGACTTGTCCGTCAAACCCAGCTTTTTCGATTGCGTATTTAATTTTATTCAATAATTCGAGCCACATATTAGCCACCTCGATACAGAGGAATACTTCTATATCCTGCATACTTGGACGGCTGCCCTGTGAGCTGCTCCGCTGTGATTTGGTTTTCTAAAACCGCTATTCTATTGTTGATATATTTCAACTTCTTAGAATAATAATCATCATCGTTGCCATTGCGGCTATATTGCCCAGTTAGAGAGGCGCTTTTATTCATGCATGTTTCTCTGTAGCAATACAATGTTACGAGTTCATCTACAACAAAAGAACGGATAACCTCGCTCTCTTGTACGCCTAACCTTTTAGCCAATACATACAGCCAATTTTCAGCTTTCTTCAAAGTGCTTTCTAGCACATTAGGCCCTAGTATCTCATCATCGAATATCATGCTTTGAAATTCGTATAGCATATATCAAACCCCTTACAGTTTAATGTGTAGCTCTGTTCGCTTAGCTCCTAGCTCAACATTACGAGCGATCTCGCCAAGCGATACATTAACAGCTTTTGAAAATATATCATGAACAGCCTCACGGCTATTGTCGAGAGCCTCATATAAGAATTGGTCTGGCTTAGTGCCTCTGTGAAAAACACGTTTAGCAAACACAAACCCATTGCCGCCAGCAGGAACCCAGCGCAAAGACTGCTTTTCTTTTGGAAAAATATAATGCGCTCGTGTTCCCTCATGTACGAAAGGCCCATAAGGTGCGAGGTTATTGTCGATATACACCTCTGCTGTTTTATCGCCAATCATACGCACGTCTATAGCCCTTTCAAGCTGGCCGCTGCGAGAGGTAAAGCGATGAGTGCGTTGTGCCTCTTCCTGTACCTCTCGAGCGCTGGCTCTTATAGCTTGTCGTAGGCGTTTTTCAAACACCTCTCTAGCGTTCATGATTATTTCTTACTGGACTTTGTAGCCTTTTCGCCCTCGCCGTCTGTCGGCTCTGTTTCTGGGTTTTCATCGCCTACGCCGCCCTCGCCGTCTGTCGGCTCTGTTTCTGGTTCAAATTCTGGCTCTAATACAAAGCCCTCATCAAGCCACAGCTCGAGAGTGCTTTCATCGTCCGTGTATCTAACCTCATTCATACGAATTACTCTGTATTTACCCATAGTTACCCCCTAATTATGCGCCAAAGTTTACCCACAAGGACGCTATGCGGTTCTTAGGAACCCATACATCATGGAATTTTCGATAATCAATCGCCCATGCGTCAGCTTGTTGGTTCACAGTTGGATCAAAGATACGCATTTTGTCTGTTTTAGACACGGCAATAGCAGCTTTACGGCTCATGATAAGCCAGTTGATAGCTTTAGCGCCTGTATCAGCTTTAAAGCCGCCCTTTTCTTGGCCGCTAGTTTTGCCGTCGTTAAACACGTATTGAGATTTTAAGCGTGCGCTAGACACGCCAATGATAGGAATTTCGTTATATGTACGAACACGAGTATTGTATTGGCCTTGCGTAAAGTTAGCTACGTTGAGCATACCTTTAGCGCCTGCTGCTTCGTTCAAAATGCCTTGAACTCGTGCGCTCATTACGATTACCAAATCGCCAGTTTCGCCAATTAAGTCCTCAATTTCCATGATTTCTTTGTTAAGCTGTTTGACAATGTTAGTATCGTCTGGCGTGAAAGTATCTGTTTTGCGGCTTTCTTGCTTAGCATATGCAGCCACTTTAGAGTAGCGGTAAGCGTCTACCTCTGGGATAACTTGTTCTTTTTGGAATGTAGTCATAACATTTGTTGCTGTTGCCAAGAAGTTTGTTTCGTCTACGTCCATAGAGTCGATAGAGAATTTACGGCCACGGTCTTGAGTAAGTTTGAAATCTTTGAATGTCAAAGATACAGCGCCTCGGTTGTAGCCGTTATCACGGTCATAGTTCGCCAAGCCGTCAACGGAAAGAGTAGGAATTTTAACAGTATCGCCGCCGTTATATACAACGTCGCCAGCGTTGGCCTCCATAAAGCCAGATGTAGCACCAACTAACATCTGTTGGTCTAGTACTGTTTGGAAATTTTGAGCCATTTGCAAAGTATTAATTGCCATTGATTATTACCTCATTTCATCATTAAAAATTAACCCTCGCTAGGCGGTTTAATGCCTGCGATTTTGTACATTTCCGCTAATTGACCATTACCGTCATTAGCGTTGCCAGCACCTGCACCGCTGCCGCCTTTTTGCGTAGTTTTAACGGCGTAAGGCTTATCAGCAAGAAATGCCGTTGCGCATTCCTCGATAGTGCCGATTGTGCCGTCGTCCTTAGTCCAGCCATAAGAGCCGTCTTGTTGTACGGAAATCTGCCCAGCAATGAGCTTGCTGAATGTTTCGGCGTCTGTGCAATTAGCTTTTGTGAGCGCTGCGATTGTTTGAGCGCTGATTTCGGAATTAGTACGCTTTTCAATCTCTGCTTGGCGAGCTTTTTCGGCTTGCTCATACTTATCTGTGAGGCCTTTGATTTGCTTTTCAAGAGCCAAGATTTCTGGGCTTTTTTCGCCTTTGTGAGCCTCGTATTCGTCAACCTTACCTTTTAACTCATCACGTGCTGAGGTTAAATCGGTAATAGTTTTCTCGAATTTGAGTCGGTCGGCTTTGGCTACCTCGTTAATACGAGAGATTTCGCCTTTAAAGCCTGCCACGAGGTCTTTGCCCCCCTCGAGTTTTTCAAGTGCTGCGTACAATTCTGCTAAAGTCATGAGTCTTTCTCCTTTTCGTCATGAATTACGCCACATTTCGCCTCCTGCTAGTTTGTGGCAATATAAAAGGCCCATGCATTCACTTGCATAGGCCTGTAGGTATAAATTATGTATTTTATTTTGGTGTTCGTGGCTCGAATGTTTCATCATTCCAGCCTCTTATGTGGTCTTTCCAGTTAGCTTTGCCGCTTTTAACCTCTTTACTGCCGCTTATACCGAGCAATTTTTCTCTGTGATCACGAGAAATAGACTCTATATACTTCTTGCCGCCCTCGTTCGTATTGTCTTTTGCTTTGGTAATATCTACTTCAAAATCATAGACAGGTGATATTCTACACATACAATGAGGGTGAGCAGGTAACGTAGGAAATTTATCTTTTGGATATATCCCCTTACCTAGCCCATATAAATCAGCGTTAGCGTAAAAATCGCATATATCATAGCGAGGGTGCCTGCTTGATAGCGTCCATTTCAAAGCTACAACATCATCATCGTGAGCATATCTATTCATCTGACCGTCTGCGTAAGCCCTAGCCATTTCTGTGCGTGCAATTCGCTCGGCGTTGTATCGTGCCTTTTCTTGCACTGCTACAGTAACAGCTCGAGAAAGGTCTATAGCGTTGCCCTCGTCTACCGCTCGAATTAACTCAGAATAGGCAGCTCGTAGGCTTGGCGTTGTGTTCTGCCGTACTAGCCGCTCTGTGCGCCTAATGGTTCGCTTAAATCGAGCTAATTCATCATCATTGAGCGCTTGCGGCGGCTTTAACGCTCTAAGACGTTCAATATGTTTAGGGAGTTTATCGGTATCAATAATGCCGCCCTTGCCATAGCCCTCGAATATAGAGCGAGCTATCTCACGAATGCTTTTACCACGCTTTAGAGAGTTAGCGATAACCGCCGTCGTCTCTCGTCGCACTTTATGAGCGTTTTTATGTAGTCGCTTAGATAGCTTTAAGCCGTCGCTCGCCCAAGCGGCTTGCATAGCCTCACTGATTGATTGAGTCGTGTAATTAAAAGGCCTATGCCCTGCTACCGAGAGCGGTGTAAGCACACTATGATAGGCTTTGTTAAAATTCTCTACCATATCAGCCGTGAGAGGGGCCTCTAGCATTTCCATAATAGGATAAGTCTTATAAGCGATTTGAACAGCCTTATCGGCTGAATATCCAAGCGATACTAACTCAAGTACCATTTTCTCGAATTGCTCGAGTATTTTATCAAGCGTTTGGCTCGTCTGTGTCATCATCGCCACCGTTTAGATCATCATCGTCATAAGTTTGGTCTTGGGCTTTGGTGTCGGCCGCTGTCTGCGCCTCTTTAACGATTGCGTCTTTAGTTTCCTTTTCCAAATTAGGCATGTAAGCGTCAATTACTTTCTTTAAGATCTCGCTGTCGAAAGTGTCTGACTCAAATTCGAGGTCTTTGGCTTGCTGAGCCTGCGTAAGGCTTTCAGTAACATCATTTACCTTGAAGTCTTTTGGATACTCGCAAAAATACTCCAAATTATCGCCACTCCATAGCTTATAGAGAGCGATAATGTCATATTCTGCATTCTCACAACGAACTGCAAAGGCTGCTAGATTTTGATTAGTACGCTCAAAGTCCCATTGTTTAGCCACGCCACTCTTAGCTTGCTGCACGCCGATAACGCTATCAATACCGCTCATGCGATACATTTCATTGATGAGCTTATCAATTTGAGCCATAAGTACCTCGGCTGGCCCTTTATCTGGTGCGATAAAGTTCGGCGCTTTGCTTGACTCGAATGGATATGCGAGCAAGTTATCAGTACCGATAGTTACATCTTGCAAGCCATTGTTATCGACTGGCATAGTCAAGATAGAGAATGTCTGATTGTATAAGATTTGAGATAGCAAAGAGCACAAATTATATACATGAGCATTCGTTTTAGCGATACTCAAATACTCAGGCGGTGGAAGAATATCACGCTTGCGTGCTGCCCTACCAAACCATTGAACGATTGGAATACGTCCGATGTTATGCTCACCTTGCCCTACTACTTTATTGTCGCTATCGGTGATTTTCCATTCTGTAGGCGTCCACGTGTGGTAGTGTGCTTTGATTGTGCCGTCAGCATTCTTCAAATACGTCGCATAAGTAAATAATTTGAGCTTTCCGTTGTCGTCAAACTCATAATTCACTACGTTCTTAGGCTCAACCGCCGTGAGATAAGGCATAGACCTATTAGCCAATGTTTCAGCCAAAGAGCTGCCAAACTCGCTCACGTTATCAGCTACGATATACATAACGCCATACAGCTTAGCTGACATAGCGTTTTGTTCTATAAATTCCTGTAGCGATGTGCCTTGACGGTCTACATCGTTAATAAACTCATCAAATAATACAGATTTGCCGTATTCTCGTTTGATTTCGTCTTTGAATATAGGATCTACAGAGGCATTCAAGATAGGCCCTGTGTAATTTAAGTAGTAAGCTATCTTACGTCTAAAATTAATTGACTGTGTGCTCTCTCGAGCGTGTTCCGTAATCGCCGCCCCAGTAGCGAACATACCGCTACCATAATATGCGTCATGCAACAGCTCATACTCCTCTAATCGAGGGTTATTGTTAATTATTGCCATATTGCCCCTTTCTAATTGATATTAATTCTACCGCTACGAACCTGCGGCGCATTGATTTTCTCCGCTATGCCTGTGAGTGCGTCTGGGCCGTCATCGTGTGCATTCTTGCCCTCTCGCTGATACTTAGTAATGTCAGCAGCGAACTGCGGCCACCTATCACGCCAATTTCTAGGCATATATACGTGGTTCATTACCCAAGTTGCATTGGAATGAATGCGAGCTATCTTATTGCCGCTTTGATGAAACATATTGATCACGCACTTATTAGAGTTATATTTCTGTTTGAGTATGCTTTGAACATTACGGCCAAACCCTCGGCCGCCGTTATTGCTTTCTATGTCAGCCATATTCACGCCGTTACGATGTAGCATATCCGCTACCTCTGGCTCTGTGGTTTCCATAGCGTCTTTGGTATACACTACATCTAGGATATACGCCTCGCCGTCATACACACCGTATGTGATACTAGCTAGGTAGTCGCTGCCAGTATCGGCGGTGTCTGTATAGTTCTTAACACAAGAAAATAACACGTTACCCTTATCATCTCTTGGCAACGTGTCATATGTAAGTATTTGACTATAAAGACAACCTTTAAGGTCTATTGGTATTTGCTGATAGTTAGCGCTGGCAATATCCTCACCCATAGCTCTCACTTTTGATGTGTAAGAGGCTTTAGAGAGTACCTCTTCACACAACATAGAGCCGTCGTCTTGTAAAGCTTTCATAGTAATGACTTTGGTTTTGAACAATGGATCATCTTTAAAATGCTCGATAGCCCTGCCTGCTAAATCATCACTAGCCCAGCGTGTCATGATGATGATTATCTTGCCGCCCTCTTCGAGCCGTGAAAGCATAGTATTAGTAAACCATTCCCAATGTTTCTCTTTCACGCTGGCATTATAAGCCTCTTCGCTGTTCTTGATAATATCGTCAATGATCATGAGTGAACAGCCAAAGCCTGTAGCTGTACCAGTTGGCGAGGTGGCAAGATATGAGTTAGTGTATCCCTCTAAACTCCATAAATGAGCCTGTGCGTCGCCTGTTGCGACTCTCACATTTGGGAATACGTCAGAGAATACAATAATATCCTCATCAGCCTTACTCTCTTGAACCGCATTTCTAACCGATTTACTGAACATTTTAGAAAGCGTTTCATTATACGAGCCAGTCATTACCTTTACAGCTGGGTTGTTACCCATGCACCACTGCGTAAAGTGTTGCGCTGTTAAACTCTTACCATGCCGAGGCTATGGAGGCAGGTTCATTATAAGCACGTTGTACTCATCATTTTTGATAAAGGCCTCTAGCTCATTGCATAGATTAACTAGGTATTTACGGCTCTTTTTGTAAAAGCCTCCTGTCTTTAGCTGACAATAATAAAAGAACTCACGTCTTGCGAGTTCTCGTTTGGCTAGTTGTATGATTTTCTCTTTATTACTCCGAACCTGCACGCCCTCACCCCCTTTTCATGAATCTATACAGATTTGAGCTTATTCCTCACCTATGAGCTTTTTAATGTCCGCCGTATCAATGCCCTCAAATGGGTTTTTCACCTCGACGGCTGCGTCGATATTCTTCTTATCTCTCCACTTCTCTGGTTGTCTGTTTTTAAGCCAGAATATTAATGATGTAGGATTAGGCTGCACGTCCTTAGTGGTACGCTTAACCTCTACTATTTCACTTTCGCCTGTTTCTGGGTTATAGATACGCTCTTGAACCACCTCATCGAACTTATAACCCATAGCGCTTTTGAGTAGAGCGTTCTCCACTAATATATCGACTACCTCTTTACCTCTTTTTAACGCCTCTGAAAAATCTTTATACTTGACTTTCCAAGCGTACAAAGTAGATACGTTAATTCCTATATTATGCGCTATCTGTTCATCATTTAGGCCGTCTCGTGCCCAGCCCTCGAGTCTTATTAGATTATCTGGCTCGAGCCATGTTTCATATTTAGGGGTACGGCCTAGCCTTTTCTTTTTCTTTGGCTCTGTCTTTTTTGCTTTAGCTGCCACGATCTCACCTCTTTTATATGTGTAAATACAAAAATACCTCGAACAGAGTACCCTAATCTCTGCCGAGGTATTTTTGCGTATGTCTATAGTTGAAAGAAAGGAGGATAGAATGAAACGTATAAGCACCATTCACCACTAACATAGTACCACAGATATTTAGTACTGAATATGACAGCTTTATGACAATTTACAAGGCGTAAGCTCCAAATAAATATATGCTCAAATCATCTATTCCTTTGTCGAGCCACCTATATACATTTCGCTCAACTGTGTTATGCTTTTCTGCGATTTCTGCGATTGTCAAATCGTTGATATACCTATCAATTACACACTCGCAATAGTGCTTATTGTTATTAATGCAAGTTATGCGGTATACCTCGAGCATTTTGTCTATATGCTCGATAATTAGCTCTGTACGTCGCTTACTAGCGAGAATGGTTTCAATCTGCAATAAGCCTCTACGGTTAAAAACCTCATACAATACTGTTTGTAAGTCGCTAGGTGTGAGGGTATCCTCTGCCTTTGCAATAGCGCTTTTACAATGCGCTTTCATAGCCGTGTAGCCCTCGAGTAGCGTTGTAGTATTCTTATAGGCTCTTTCGTTTTTCTTGGCGAGCATATCCTCGTTACGCCGATTAAATTCGGTTAAGGCTGTTTGTGCTGCTGTTTCTGCTGCAATCTTAACGATAGCCTCAACCTCTAACTCAGTAAAAGTGCGCCCCTTACATTCCATTTAATCACCCCCATATATAGCGAAAACCAGTAGCCAATAATAGTATCATTCCGATTGCCACCAAAACGCTGAACACAATAGAGGTTATGAATATAAGGTGTATACGCCTATTGCATTTTTTATCAACAGCCAAGTGTGCCGCCAATCGAGCTTTTTCTAATTTTTGCATTCGTCCATAATCTACATAGCCTTTTAAATGTAGGCGATCATTGCTATTCTGATTTTCCAATTCTGACCGCCTTTCCGTCCTTAACATTATAAATAATTTCTTCCTCGAAATGCACGCCGTTCGGTATGCGATTATTTCTGATAAGCCATTGTCTAAAGAGTTTGTTAATTCCTAGCTCAAGCTCTTTAATTTCGCTCTCTGGTACGTTTTTAAGCGTTTCGTAATCGTTTATATCGTTTCTTAAATCAATTTCTAAATCTTCGACTAATTCCCTAGCAATTCCACCAGTAAAAGGCCACCATTGAGAGCAACGCACCAGATAAAATATATCCTTGCCACACCTTTGAGCCTCTTTTACACCTGCCTCTTTCGCCTCTTTTAAGCCGTGTATTTCGTTTTCTCGAGTCCATTCGTAATGGCCGCTCTCGAGAGTTACGATATAAGTATCAGTTTTCATCGTCGCCACCTGCTAATTTTACATAATTCCAATTAAAAGGATACGTATTATCACTCCACGATGTAGCTCCATTACGGAATGCAAACACCTCTCCATGTTCATACTTTGCGAAATAGCGTCTTTCCCATTTGGTTTTGTTTTTACTAACCAATATAGGCGTATCTACAGCAACCTTGCTCCAGTCAACAATACCGAGATACTTGCCAATATCAAGATAATTCGGCTCGTTGAAATCTGGCAGTAAATCAGCAATAAGCCCTACCCCATATCTATTTACACCGCCATAATCGTACCTATCGCCATATTTTATGAGTGGTTTATCGACGCCAAAATATATGCCAAGCACGCTATCAAATACGATGTATCTAACTCCTTTATCGTATAGCTTTTGCAACAGCCATTTTATGCCCTCTTTATCATTCATTTGAGTACTCCCTTCCGATAAATTTATCAAATTGCATTTGTACATATCCTATTAGGCTTTCTAAAACTTCCTCTGGTATATCGTTAAGAAAATTTTTTTAAACTTAAATCTTAAATCAAAATCGCCGTCATACCAGATAATAAATATTTCTTTTCCACTCTCTACGAGGGCTGGCTTAAGTGTTCCAGCTTTCCCATTAATAGCGAGATCATCGCTGCTTTTTATTTGCATATAATCAACCTTTAACCGCCTAATGTAGGACATTCGCATTCCCAGTAATAATCCTTGAATTTATGCTCCTTATAAAGTACGACCTCGCCTTTATTGTTTATCTCAAATTCTTCTACAAATTCCATGCCTCGCTCATAACACTTGCCCTTTATGTCGAGATTATATTTTTTTGCTAATTCTACATAACCCTGCCCAGCTACACTCCAAGCGTGGTGTATTTTAACAATAAAAATGCCTATCCCTTCTTCGTTAAGTATGATTGAATCGTTAGCCTCTTCTACATCGTCGCTATACACACACGAGCGGTAAAGCGACTTCAAAAACACTGTTCGCTCTGGTATGTCAGGTATCAAATCAGAAAAGCACATCTCAGGGTTAGCCCCCTTAAATTCGTTTGTTATAAACTTGATTAAATCTTCTTTAGAGCCTCTAAACTTAACCCAGCCCTCGCACCAATTTGGCATATTTTTTCACCTCGTTATTGTTATTAATATTTTTTCAGTAGTAAAGCTATTTTCTGTTAATTGAACTTTTCTATCTATCATTTTAAGCTCGATAATATCCTCGACGCTTAATACTCTATAGCCCATGCCGTCTTTAATTTTTATAAGCACTGCACGATCACTGTTCTGATTTTCCTTAGCAACCTTACGAGCATATTGTAAAGCTATATTTAAGTCGTTATCAGTCATATAATCTCTACATTTTAATGTGAGATATTCGCATTTTTGATAGGCTTTAAATTCAACCTCATCAAAGCCGTGTTTGAATAATTCCTCTGTGTTTATCATTTATCGGCCTCTTTACTGAGCGCTCTATAAAGCTCTTGTTTTACATGTAGCCTCATAGCCTCAACTCTACTGTCTAAGCACTCATTAAATAGCGTTGTAGCGTCAACAATTAGTGACAAACTAACCCATACGCCAACCCCTTTATATTGCCACTTATACCCTGTAATTTTCGGCTCTGTATCTAGTATTGTAAAGGCTATATCAACCTCTGGAATTACAATATCATTACCCATAACAATAGTTAGCGCTGCGACCAACTCGTGATAATTAACCTCTTTACTTTCCATATACTCGCCTACTTTCTAAGTTCAGCGCTCACATACGCCACCAATGATACGGCGAATGTACCAAGCAATATACCGAGTATTCTCAATACATCGCCGCCAGTTACGCCGAATAGTCCAATTAACCAAAGCACTGCTGCAATAGCAAGCGCAATAAACTCGGCTTTCATTACTAGAATAAGTGCTATGTATATTGTGTATAATAATGCTTTCATATGTTTACCTCATTTCATTTGATATTCAAATCTTATGTCCGTTTTCGCTGAATTGATCATTACGAAAATACTATGATGTGCAGGCGATTTTGTGCGCTCGCCTGTTTCGCTAATAAACTTCACTCGTTTAGTAGGTACATACACGCTTATATGTGTTTTACTAAATAATTTATGCCGTTGTACCCCCCCCCAGTGTATCTATGGGTAATACCAGTACACATGGATTGCCTGTTTCAATACACCGAGCTATAACCTCATCTTTATTGCTATATGGTGGGTTCGTTATTAGATAATCGAACTCGTATTGATTTGTTAAAAAATCAGTAATGCCATATATAGCGAATGGATCATAGTCTTGAGTGATTACTTTTGTAAAATTGCTTTTCTCTGTGTCGAATGGCAACAGCACCCTCGCACCTTTAGGCGGCGGAAATACCTCGAGCATAGTTTTTACTGTTTCGAGCGGCGTGTACCATTCATCAGATTTTAAGCCACTTATAAGAGCCTGTTTCATTTCAACCTTTCCAACTTAACCCCTGCATTTAAAAGGCGTTTTCTTACCACGGCGAATGACATATCACACGTCGCTGCAATTTGTCTTATTGTTAAGCCCTTACGCCTCATATCAATTAAAGTGTTTATATCTGTGTTATAGCGATTCTTCTTTCTGGTTCGAGTAATCTGTAACCCTAGCACTTTCAACGCCTCATCTGGGCTTTTCTTGCCATATATACAAGCGCCTAATGCGAACCAGTTACCTGCGTATACAAATTCCATAACTTACCCCTTATTTTCAATTTCCTCTTTCCACGTTTGCAGGGTAAGCGTTAAAATTCCGTGTTTCCTTGCATAATCTAACTCACCTCTGCACCCTCGGCTCGTTTCCCAATTTTCACAAAGCACTAGCACATCGCAATGACTTAATAAGCCTAAGCAAATATCAAGCCCTCTCTGGTACTCGTCGCCAGTCAAGTACATGAACCCATAATTATGAATTGGCGAGACGTAATCGTGCTCGCTATCATTCATTACTAAGTCATTCATGATTTTGTCGATTTTTAACTTGTTGCTTTCCTTACCGCCGTAAGGGTGAGCAATATATATAATCCGCTTTTTCATTTCCTTATCTCCCATTTTTGAAAAACACTAGCCAAATAGTCTTGCCTCTGCGTTGTCCAATTATAGGCTCGCTAGGCAATAACCCTTTTACATTGGAAAATAGCACCTGCTCCTCATTCCATTTAAAAATAAGCGTTCCATTTTCTTTAAGCACTCGCCAGCATTCTGCAAGCCCTTGTTTAATATCATCTTTCCAAGTAGGCTCCAAAGTTCCATATTTAGCTTTTAAATATGACGTATCGCCAGCGTGTAATAAATGTGGCGGATCAAAGATAACTAAATAGAATGTTTCATCATCAAAAGGAATGTTTTTAAAGTCTGCCAATATATCTGGGTTTACTACCAACTTTCGGCCGTCGCATAGAGTGGTGTCTAAAATTCGATTATCCATATATATGGCGTTCTTGTGTTCTTTATTAAACCAAAACATACGAGAGCCGCAGCAAGCGTCTAATATCTGTGCTTTATTGAATGATTCGCTCATGTCGAACCTCATTTATTCCTTTGATTTCATCTATTACAGCAGCTTTCGCCTCATTGAATAGCTCTGTATCATCACCAGCTACGATATACAGGGCTTGCTCTGCTACATCGCATACAAAAGATAATAGCTCTACCGTGTTACACTCCTCTGCTGTAAGCGTGAAGTGCTTTCCGTCATATTCAGCTTTTATGTTTCTCTTCATAAGCACCTCTTTAGTCTTGAATTACTAATTTGTCAATTTCAAGCTCTACGCAATCAACGTATACATCGAGCGTATTGTCTACTTTTCCGCAGTCAATCGTGATTTGATCATTGATAGTTTTCAGTACTTGCTCTTTCAGTTCCTCGGCGTGAGCCTTGCTCTTAGCATTGAGCCAAATATCAAGGCCGATAGTACCTATCAGCTGCAATCTGTACTCTTTTTCGTTCTCATTCATGGTGTGCGATGTCCTTTCATCATGAGTTTTCTGTATTCCTTGTATGATATTGAGGCAGGGGCTTTGGGTTTAACCTTAGCCCCTGTCGTGGCAGCCTTACAGCGTTTAGGCTTTTGAGTGGTGTCGCACTTTCGAGCCGTCGCTTTGACATATTCCTCGCATAAGATACTGTTTTCATTAATTGGCGTTATAGTGATCTCCGCCCTAGGATTATCTTTGTCGATGCCTGCAATTTCTGATCCGTCATAATTGACGATGTATTTATCATTATCAATCACGCCAGCTGCTTGCAATATGTCTGAGGTTGCTTGTAATAGGCCTACCAAATCTGGCCAATGCGCTCGGTTTTGTAAATAATAGCGGCACATAACCGATACTGGCCCATGAACAGCCTGCGCTCGAGCCAGCTGCATGAGAGCAACTTTCTCATATACTTTAAACGCTTTTGACGGTAAGATTACACGCTTATTGCCTTTGAATGCTATTTGACTGCTATTCTTTTTCGTTCTTGGTTGGCCATAAATTACGATTTCCACGTTTTCCCCTCTATATCTTTTGTCATATTTTCTTAATTGAGCCACGAAATCGACTCAATTTACTACTTGTAATAGTTCGCTATATAATTCATATGGCGAGAATTATAAACTCGCCTTATAGAGCGTTTTAATCAATTTCTGTTTTTTCTTTGACTACTTTGTCAATCATCTGTTTTATGGCTTCAAAGCTTTCCTCTGGTCCTTTGTTCAAAATATGAATGCAAGCGTCAAGTCCGAGCTTAGCGCTTTCTAAGGACTCAGTTTTCTCTAAATCAGAGAATTTGGACTTCATGATTATTACAGCTCCAGCGGCCACAATTGCATTAGCCACCTCTCTTACATCTTCAAACTCTTTACTATGTTTGATTTTTAGTGCGCCATTATCAAGCACTTTAATTTTTATCTTTTTCATTATTTCCCCCTGTGAGATTCGCTCATAAAAATGGCCTCTTGATACTCGCCACGCAATCGATCGTATATGCGCTGGCTATAATTATCCTTAGTCCAACTATCACTGTAGTTAGTGGTGAGGATAATTGGCCGCATTCGGTTATAGCGGTCTATGATAATAGACTCAACCTTTGCAGCCACCCATTCAGATTTTGAGTACTCAGCCCCAAAATCATCGAGCAATAAGAGCGGTATGTTCCGCAGCTTTTGCTCGTAGCTCATGAATGCCACGCTATCGCCCTTTGACAAGGTGAGCATATTATCCAAGAGATTTGGCATTGAGATCATCAAGCACCCCTTACCAATTTCTAGCGCCTCTTTTAAAAGGCATACACCGAGAGAGGTTTTCCCTGTACCAGCTGGGCCCCTTAATATGAGTCCCTTTCCTGTGTTTAGGTTCTCCTCTAGGTGCTGCCTGTAGTCATTCACTATACGATAGGCCTCGGCGTTTTCCTTTGGGTATGTTCCATTTTTCTTTAACCACTCAAAGCTCATATCGTAGTAGCGTTTAGGAATGCCAGACACTCCATAGGTCTGGCTTTTATCCTTTTTAATGACAATAGGCTCATTATAGACAGGCTTAATAAATTCATAGTCAGCCTTTGCCGTGCACCCTTTCGTATTCGGCCTGCCAATCGACTGCCTCATCTTTTCGATTACTGCCTTTACATCTATTTTTTTCATTTCCTAACCTTTTATTTTTCAACACGCCCTCAACGTATTTAATTGAGGTTTTTCCTCTATCGTGTGCGATCTCAATAGCCTCTACTACTTGCTCTGGGCCATATTCATCAGTAAGAGTTTCTAAAGTTTCTTTTATAAAAGAAGAGATGTCTCCGAAAGTATTTAACCAAGTTGAGAATACATCGTTTTGAATTACTGTATTTTTCT